AGGCTTCCTCGATGGCTGCAGGTGATGTCGAAGGTTTCGCCGCAGTTGCTTTCCCGATCGTTCGTCGTGTATTCGGCGGTTTGATCGCAAATGATCTTGTCTCGGTCCAGCCGATGAGTTTGCCCTCGGGTCTCATCTTCTTCCTTGACTTCTTGAAGACTGATGCCCGTTCGGGTGAAGTTGCTGCTGGTGCTTCCGTACACGGTGGTAACGTCGTTGGTAAAGGACTCGCCGATGGCGTTTCTCTTGACGGTAACACTGTCGAAGGCGCAGGTGGTTTTTACGACTTGAGCACAGCGTATTCTTCACCGACTGGATCAATTAGCTTCGGTGATGGTCCCAACACCGATGCCGCAATAACTGACTGGGTCGATAATGAAGCGGGTGACGCTGCAGCAACCGGTGGTATTCTTGCCGCCCCAGTCGCTCTGTCTGCCCTCAGTGAACCCCAGAAGCGAGCACTTCGTTTCGACGCTGATCTTCTCAACGACTCAGATCAGACCAAGGTCGTTTCGGCTATCGTTTGTAGATTGAGTGTCGCTAACATGGCTACAGTTAACCTTAAGGCACTTGCCGGCGCAGTTCTGACTGACGACGACGGCACGCAGCTCGAAGGCGGCGCTGGTGGCGCAGTAGAATGTATTCGTAGGCTTACTGAGCTTGGTTACCGTGATTCGAACGGCGTAATCGTCGCTGGATCAACAGCCCAGCACATTTCGTTCTACACTCTCGGTGCATCAACTGCGAACAACGTTCATGACACTGACATCACCATGAAGTATCCATTGGCTGATAACTTCAACGCCGCCGCTGAAGTTGGTGCTGTTGTTGGTGCAGACGCATGGGGCCTTGAAGGTGCTAGTGCAACTGCTGACGGTACTTTTGATGGTGCTACAAAGAACACCATTCCAGAGATCGACATCAAGGTCGATTCTCTCGCCATTACAGCTGTAACCAAGAAGCTGAAGGCCAAGTGGAGCCCTGAATTAGGTCAGGACCTCAACGCCTATCACAACTTGGACGCAGAGGTTGAGTTGACCGGTATTCTTTCAGAGCAGATTGCTCTTGAAATTGACCGTGAAATTCTCGGCGATCTTGTTCAGGGTGCTACAGCTGGTACTTACCACTGGTCACGTGCTCCGGGTCTCTTCGTTAATCGCGAGACTGGTGCGGAACTCGGTGCTACTGCCGCAGCTCCTGACTTCACTGGTACTGTCAGTGAATGGTATGAGACTCTCATTGAAACAATCAATGATGTGTCAGCTCAGATCCACCGTAAGACGCTTCGCGGCGGAGCAAACTTCATCGTTTGTTCACCCGAGGTTGCTAACATTCTTGAGTTCACCAGTGGTTTCCGCGCAAGCGTGACCGCCGATTCCGATCGTGGAACGGTTGGTGCAGTCAGGTCTGGATCAATCAGCAAGAAGTGGGACGTATATGTCGACCCTTACTTCCTGCGTAACGTGATCCTTGTTGGTCGTAAGGGTAGTAGCTTCCTCGAAAGTGGATTTGTTTACGCTCCATACGTACCACTGCAGGTCACACCTACGATCTTCGGAACGGAAGATTTCGTACCCCGTAAGGGCGTCATGACTCGCTATGCGAAGAAGATGGTCCGACCGGATATGTACGGTCTCGTTATCGTCCGAGGACTTCTTGGTGAGTCTGGCGCTTCCTGATAGCGTCCGGTAACTAAAAAGATTAAGCCTCCCCATTAATTTGGGGGGGCTTTTTCATTTATTGCATACTATTTAATACTGTATAAGGATAAGGCGAGTGATGCCTTTAATATATTTTTAAAGGAGAGATTTAAAAAATGAGTAAACTAGGAAGATATAGTGCGGATAGAAAGAAGGTCGCAACATTAGCAGCAGGTGCCTCTACAATTGCCGCGGCAAAGTGTGGTACAATTTTTCTTGTTGATTGCGATACAGCAGCTACGCCCACCTTGCCCGCCGTTGCCGACGCAGGTGCCGGCTGGTGGTGTAAATTTGTTAACGTCGACGAAGGTACAGAAGATATTGTAATAACTGCTCCGGGAGCAATCATGTCGGTGTCGACACATAGCTCTCAAGGCGGTGACGTTAAGGCACTCAGTGCCGGCGGATTAACGACAATAACGCTTAATGCCGCCAACGCATCGACTCTCGGAGATCAAGTCGAAATCTTCTGCGACGGTACGTTGTATCATGCGTTAGTCCACATCGACGAAGATGCCGCTGTTACAGTCGCTTAATAGCTAAATCGCCTTATCATAGAATCAACCCCAAGTCTTATGGCTTGGGGTTTTCTATTATTTGGACTATTTATATAAAAGAAAGGAGTTTATAATGGGAAAGCGCAACAAGAGAATGACAATGAAGAAGTATGCTAAAAAGTATGCCACCATTAGAGCTAATATAGCTAAGCTTAGAGGCGAAGTAGCCAACACTGTTGAGGCAGTGGCCGAAGCAGTAACAGAATCGACTACAGCAGTGGTAGAGGAGGTCACAGAGACCATTGATGAAATAGTCGAGACACTCCAAGAAGCTATCGTCGAAACCACAACAAAGACTGCAGTCGACAAGGCCCCCGCCGGCTTAAAGATGCTGGACAAAGGCACAAGAACCAACACAACAAAGCCAAAGACCACCAAAACCCGCAAGGCCAACACGACAACAGGGTCGAAAACAACTAGAAAATCAAGAACTAGAAAGAAGGCTAACACCAAAGAAAATAATTAATTTGCAGTAAAACCCTCTATCTACTATGTATTCCCCTTTCTGCTGACTATTTATTATAATTAAACGAGGGTTAATTAATGTCTCATCCAGATCTAGTTCCGGCGCAATCAGGTAGTGTAGTTGTTTTACCAGTCACGGGAACGACAACTTCTGTAGATGGTACTGTTCCATATCGTATATATTCCGATGAAACTTCTCCTCTATATTCGGAGAACTTTTTGTCCGGCGCTGTTGAGCAAGTTGCTTATGTTTACAAGAAGCTCGGCGGCGATGTCCTTGATATTGAGCTAACACCCGGAAATGTATACTCTGCATATGAAGAAGCAACTCTAGAATATTCGTACATTGTAAATGTGCATCAAGCAACAAACATGCTTTCGGATGCTCTAGGTAATACAACAGGAACTTTTGATCACAAAGGCAACCTTCAATCCGGCGAATTATCATCATCTTTTGGAGATCCGACCGGTGTCGATGCCTCCATGGCCGCCCCCGGCGCAGCACTTAAATACACAAAGTTTGAATATTCGTATGCAAAGAGAGTCACAGAAGGTGTCGCAACTCAAGCAGGCACAAACGGCTCGAACAATATATACTCAGCGTCATTTATTCCCACAGCCTCTGTCCAAGACTATAATTTGCAGACAATCGTCTCATCAAGCGCGCTTGCAGCAATAACAGCGGGAGACGGGGATGTAAGATACACTAGAATTATCGACGGAACAGCCCCGAAAAGAATTGTAGTAAAGCAGGTATTTTATAAGACTCCCCATGCGATGTGGAGGTTTTACGGATATTATGGCGGCCTTAACGTGGTGGGTAATTTAGGCAACTATGGCCAGTTCTCAGATGATTCAACCTTTCAGTTGGTTCCGGCATGGCAAAACAAAGCCCAAGCCCTCGCATATGAGGATGCGATATATACAAGGATGTCTCATTTCTCATATGAGATTCACAACAACAACATAAGAATATTCCCTTCTCCGACTCAAACGTTTCTTCAGAATAGGATGTGGATAAAATTCTCAATACCAGAAGATGCATGGTCGACCGAGTCAGATGTCGATGACGGCACCGACGGTGTCAATAATATGAACACATTGCCTCTTGGTAATATACCATATAAGAATATAAACAGTATTGGTAAGCAGTGGATCCGTCGATTTGCTCTAGCCTTGTCTAAAGAGATGCTTGGCCAAGTGCGAAGCAAGTTTGGGACAGTGCCGATTCCCGGCGAATCGGTGACCCTCAATGGTTCAGACTTGATATCCCAAGCGCAAACAGAACAAGACAAACTCAGAGAAGAGCTTAAGTCTACACTTGCAGAATTAACGTACGCTAAGCTCGTCGAAAGAGACGCAGCTATCATGGATAGTACCAACGACATACAAAAGAATATACCTACTGGGATATTTGCAGGATAAAGGAGGCTGAACTGGAATGGCAGATGATAAATGGTCACAACCAGATGCGCCCCCACCACCACTTTTTTTTGGTAAGAAAGAGCGCGACTATGTTAAGCAAGTAAACGATGAAATCATCGAAAGAGTTGTTGGACAACAGGTTTTGTATTATCCGATAAGTTTAGAGCATACAAGTTTTCATGATTTATACGGTGAAGCAATAAACAAAACATTCTTGCCTCCTGTAAAAGTGGCGGTGCTCGTAGACTGGGAAGGACAACAGACAACAACCGGCTTCAATGGGATAGATCGTCTGACTTCCATCACGATTCATTTCCATAAAAGAAGATTAACAGAAGATCAGAACCTTTTTGTTAGAGAGGGAGACTTCGTGAGGTATGGTGATATTTATTTTGAGATTGTCTCATTGAATCAACCAAGGCAGCTCTTCGGTCAGACTGATCACTTATTTGAAATTTCGGCCAAATGCATAAAGGCCCGCGAGGGATTATTCGATGCCCAGTAGATATTATACAGATCCCCCCCCTCTTAAGGATATAAAATTCATGCCATCGACTCTTGAGACCGTCGACGGCGCTGTTTTTGATTGGCTTGAGCAATTAAACGTTTTTGCAACAACAAACACTGGCTGGAAAAAAGTACCAATGGTTTGGGTCTCATCAGAGAGAGCGTACCAGATAAAACACGATAAGAAGCTTAGAGATTCTTCTGGCGCACTCATTTTGCCAATTATGTCAGTGCAGAGAACTAGCGTCGTGAAAAGTCTTACCAGAAAAGGCACAGCTAGGTTGCATATACCTCCTGTGGATGATTACAAGGGCGCTTCTGTTACAATAGCGAGAGAGATAAACCAAGAAAAGTCCAGCAACTTTGCCCACGTCGACACAATGTCAGCCCGCGGAACTCTTGGTTTTAATAAAAACAACAACAAAGTTGTATATGAGACAATATCAATCCCGATGCCCTCGTATTTGGAAATGACATATCGAGTTGTGCTTCGTTCAGAATACCAGCAACAGATCAACGAGATGCTTACGCCATTTTTGACTTTCCCGGGTGGCATAAACTACTTTAACGTACACAAAGACGGCCATAACTTCGAAGCGTTTATGCAAGAGGACTTCTCGCAAACCGACAACGCTGCAGATTTAGGAGAGGATGAGAGAAAGTATGAAACAGCTGTTGAGATTAAAGTTTTAGGGTACGTCATCGGCGCGGATAAAAATCAAGACACTCCAAAAATTGTCAGAAGGCAAAACGCTGTTGAATTCAAGATGAACAGAGAAACAACAGTTTTTGCAACAAACATCGATGATCTGGTTGACGTTGTAAATCGCAATCTAATTTCTAGGGCGGGAAGCTTGAGCGAATCGAGCATTGACTTCGGAAGTCAGTTTGCAAATCAGAGAGTGATCAACGGCTCCGTCATTGAAGATGCTGATGGCTCTATAGAGACTTTTACAACGCAGTACTATTATGAGCCCGGGACCTTAAAAGTGTTCTTAAATGGTCAGCTTCAATACCCCGGTGCCGGCAACGACTATGTTGAGGCTGGTGACAGTGTGTCGATCACCTTCGTCGAGGCCCCCTTTGCCTTAGATGTGGTAACTGTTGATTATCTGAGAAAAGTCGGAACCGTATAAAGAACAAAATATCCCAAAATATGCTTTACTTTTGTAAAAAAGTGTAGTACTATAGTGTTGCTTCATAGGC